TGACAAGGTCGTGCGTTTCTGATACCTTCAATGCAAGACGCAGCTGACCTGGAAGGTCATAATCCGCGACAACGGCTCCATCTGCACCTATGTCATCCAGCGCGTGTGTAAGCATTAGCATGGTGTCCGAATGTGGATAACTCCACCTAAGGATTTGCCACGCTTCACGCGCGTCCGCAAGATATGCGAACTGTCGCATTAGTGATTCCTGTCGAGGGCGGTACTTATGCCTCTCAGGATACTTCATACGAAGTAGGATTTCATGTATTGGTCGACGGGGGTAACCGTGTACCCAATAGTGCCCAAGGAAGTTAACCCTATTTGTGTAAGGGTCATCGCTCTCTTTCGAAGAGTCCGCTATTTGACTCTTCTCTACACTAAGAGTAAACCCCAACTCAGAGCAGGCTCGCGCCAACTCATCAAGTGGAGGCCTAGCATTTGAGGCGACGATTGCATCGTCCCCCAGTACTAGAACTCGATCCTTCTTCAGCGCGTGTCCCGTTACACGAGTCCAGGCGTAGTTGAGAACCAACAGGTTCACAACTGACCCGATAATGCTAGTGAAAGCACTCCCGGATGGTATGCCTTTATGCTTTTGGAAGATCTCACCAGTTTCAGTGATTAGTCGAGAGTGAATGAAGTCGTTGACGTACCTTTTCCAGACTTCTTCTTCATCCTCATTCAGGTCAAGCAGTGGACGAACGATTTTGAACGCATCTGCGATCATTATCGCTGGCACCGACGAATCAAATCGCGAAAAGTCGATACTGTACACATACCTGAAGCGAGACTGTAGCGCCTGAATCAGCGCTGCCTTTTCCACTCCGTGGAGTCCCCACGCGAACGGTCTTTTCCGTTCGAGCTGTTCCGCGATAGGCTTTGAAAACATGCCTCCAACGATAGTCGTAGGAAGCGGCGCCATCCATATGAGCCGAGTTTTTGGACCAGAAGTCCCAGGCTGAACGCGACGACCAGCCATATAGGGGTCGAAACCGCGAGTCCCTTCCAGAATGCGAGTAGCCAACTCCATTCCGGCCTGAAGAACATCGCCATTGCGACGGAAGAAAGGAGCGCCAGAGTAAGCGACAGGATCAATCCTATCACGTACAAGCGCATCCATAGCATAAGGCCGTGACCCTGTTTTTGGACGACCTGCAGCATCTCTCGTTGCAGAGAACGCGGCGATGTAAGCGGATGTATCCCACGGTCGAAGGAACGCATTGGCATAAGGCCCAAGTGTTCCATCGGAATCTGAAGCTCTCGATAGATCAGAGTGAGTGCTGTCAGAAGCGCCGTAGTCGGGTCCAGGTCGCTCGGTCGCATAACCGAATCCCCAGTTACGATGTACGGCCCCATGCCTTCTTGCATCGGGCGAACTTTCTCCTCTTCGACAGGAGCAAGCTCCGATTCCCGATACGGAGAACGAAACTGCGTTGGAACCTGAAACCTCGGGTCCGGACGCCTCTGATAGCGCACGGTTGATTCGGGCTCTGGCTGTTCGAGTTCCGCGTCTGTCGGTAGACTGGAATCCAGTTGATTTGGTGGCATGAATGGGACACCCATATCTGTCGAGGCCCTTTTCCACCCATCTGGGATCGGTGACACTTCTATTATCCCTTTCTGTGTCCAGCCCAGAATAGTGCTTATCGATCAACCAGCCTAGCAGATGATCCTCTGCTGGTGTCACTACAGCACGGCTGAGCCAACGCAAAGCATCCGCGAACCGACGGTTCTTTGTTCTATATGGACCAAGATAATCTAGTCCAGAACGAAGTCGAAGTCCATCGTACTCGGACACAGCGATCTGCGGATCAAAATCTTCCGCTCGCGCGACTGACATGTCGCTCCTAACTTAAGCTGGCCTAGCGGTCC